CTAGCGCGACAAGTAGCATTAATAAAGTCGGATGGTTGATTTCCCACGTTGGCGCAAAGTCATACTCTATTTGCGCTTGTTCTTTTTGTGGGCTAGGTAAAGAATTAATAGCTGTTTGAACATCAGAGTATTTCCCAAGGGCTAAAAGCTGTAATCTACCTTGTTTATTTGTGATGTTTGTAGCATCAGGAATAGGAACGGGGGCATTAACAATCGCTTGAAACTCCTCATCCGTTAAAAGAGTCCAAGTATCTTGTACTAAGAAACTTTGGTCTCCGTCTATATCTGTTGCTTCACCTATTCCATATAACTGTTTATTTTCATCTATGTAGTGTTTCATTATCTTAGTTCCATCCATTTTACTAATCCGGCAAAATTGTCGGCCATATATGTAGCTCCATTTGGTATTATAACCATGGCACTATTCCATGTTCCATACCCATTGATAGCACCGATAGATACTCCATTTATATAAAAATACCAAGAACCATTAGTAGCATTATTTTTACTAACAAAAGCCGTAATAGGTTTTCCAGTAGAATTTGTATAAGTAGTTTGCGTAGCTCTTGAAGTAGTCATGTCTTGCCAAGTTTGACCAAAACCTAATCCACCAACTACCCCGTTAACTGCAGTCTGCCCTATAACCGTTGCACTTGAAACTGTTGGTGTCAAAGTTAATGCCGATGGTGTAATAATCTGATATTGAATAGTCGTTCCGGTAAATGCTGTAACTTGATAAATACCATTTGGGATAATATAGTTATTAGCTGTACTTACTGCTGTAGATGTTGTTAAACCGTTTACGTTAATCCAATCTCCAACTATAAAAGTGTGACTTGCTACTGTTAGCGTAATAGTTGTAGTTGTAGTTCCTGAATAGCTCCAAGCTGTTATTGATACGGGTGTAGATTTATAAGATAAGTTATTTAAATTAATATTTAATGGCGTTCCATCTTTTCTAAGATAATCTAAACAAGTCCAATATCCGCTTGCTCCGTTAGTACATACGAATGTAGCTGTATCTCCTACAGCAGTAGTGATATTTGCGCTTGTAGGAAGATTAAGAGAAGTTGCATTATAAGTTAAAATAAGTATCCCATCAAAAATAACATTTCTAATAGTTCCAGTTGTTGAAACTCCTAAGTTTGTAATAGTAGTTGTTCCAGTAATATGAACAGTATCTCCAGCTAAATAAGTTCCGATAGTACAAGTTGAAGCAGAAGCTACGGCAGTTTGTATGGTATTCTCATTTTTTGTTGAGTTTGGAATAACATTTATAATGCTATCTGTTGCAGTTGTACCAAGTAATGAGTTTTGTAATGTACTTGTGAAAGTTGGCGTATACCCCGTTAATACATAAGAAGCTACGTGATAGATATCTAGTGTTGTGTAATTCCAAGCTAACCCTATATCTCCTATTTCTACGTAGGCATCAGTGGTAGTGCGAGTAAACCTGATATTTAATGATGTTGTAGAGTTTGTAGCGGGACACATAGCCTGAGTATTGTACCACATGCCAGTATCCATATTTCCTTTTATGAGAAGTTCGTAAGATGCGGGATTAGTTACACTCGAGTGGTCTCTATCATCTTGCGTGATGACGATTTTCATAAGCCCTAAATCAACTCGTGATGCTGTAGCTGTTACGAGTCCGGCTATTTTGATGGAGATGACACCCGTTAAAGCACCACTAAAATAGTTCACATGCCTGACTGCGCCATTTACTTGATAAGTATTTGATGGGTCTGTTGAAGTTCCGCCGATTCCTGCCGCCGCTTCAACCGCTGTTAAAAGATTGTTTTTGATTGTTGTGATTGAGTCACTATCATTGACATTTGCACCTGAATTATCCACAATAAATTGAGCGAGTGCCGCCGACATAGTAGAAGTCTGTAATAGTGCTTTATTGACTAGCGCACTTCTCGCCTGACCCGTGCTATATGCGTTTCCATTTAATCTGTCCGCATCAGTTGCATAGCTTGATTGACTTAACACATTAATTTGATTTGAGTCAAACTGTAAAATATTATTTGTTCCAGCCATTTAAAAAACTCCTTTAAATATTATATATATTCGCCCAAGATGATGTATCCCAACCGCCGAAATATTCAGAGTTGTTACCCCAAGCAAACATAGGGCTTGAATCTCTGTTTGTTTCTAAGTATCCGCCATTTACACCAAACGGCGCAAAGTTTAAATACCCATTTGTAATTAGCGATATTGTGATTGTATCTAAAATCGAACCAAGTAAAATGACATTGATGGACATATTTCCAACATCCTCAAAATCAATTAACTCTGAAGATGATAGAGCAGAAAAAGCCGTTAATGCTGTTTGTTTTGTTCCGTCGTAATGATTTTTTATAATCGTAAACTTGATTATATTGCGATATGTAGATCATCTAAAACAGTAATACCACTTATTGGTGTTCCCTCAGCTACCCAACTATAAAGACTATCCCAAGTTCTCCCTGATGTATCCCATAATAATTGAACATCAAGAGGCTGTGTCAATATTCTACTAACGCCGACCCACGCGCCTATTGTATCAAGCAGACTACCCGTTGCGGTATTTACATCAAGATCGATATTAAGACTTTGTAAATCATTTAGTGGTGTAGTAAGCCCCGTAATGATTGATTGGAAGTTCGGTACTTTATGCTCACTCGTTAAATATGTTGTGTAATCCATATTACACCGCCGTAATCGCAATATTTGAAGCTGTAATTTGTGATGCATAGTTGAATGCAATCGGTACATCAATAACACCCGTAGGACTTGCAGAAGTTCCAAGAGTTAGAGCAGTGATTGAATAAGTCAAGCTGTCTGTCGCTCCTAAGAGATTTGCATAAGTCCATAATCTGCCATAGGGTACCGTTTGACCTATCGCTAAACTATTTATATAAGCGATAAGAGAGTTTTGTATCTCTGTCGCTATCGTGCTAGTATATCCCGCGTATTGATGCATTGAGATTGAGATATAAATAGGCGTGTAAGCAACCATAAAAAACTTAATAGGCGTATTCATTCCGTAAGCATCCGTATAAGTTCCTGACGTTGTGCCGTTTGTATTACAACCCATAGTTTTACGTAAGCCTATTGTGTTAATTATATCTTGTGTCGCTCCACCCTCTACAATTGCGCAAATAGAAAAAGGAACTAAACCGTTTGAGTCTGTTGTTGCTGTTGCGTTTTCCAAAACTTTAGCGCGTGTTACATTTGTTACCGCCAGAAGTGCTGCCATATAATCCCGCTAGAACAGTTATAGAAGATATTGCTGTGCTATATAATTGTCTTTGTCTTAGTGCTGAGTCTGATTCAGTATTAAGCCCTGTTGTCGCCGCACTTGCATTCGTCACAGAATTAAAACCAAAGATAGGCGTATTGATCGTTGTGATTGTATTTGGTAAAGCCGTAATCGCACCGACTGTCTCGCAAGTAGCAAGAGCCGTGACCGTTCCACCGCTTCCAATAGTACAAGTTGCGATATCCCAAATATACCCGTTTGTATCTTTCGCGCTTGCACCTGAGATTATAGTTCCAGCCGCACCGCCGAGCGTGAGTGTAGCCGTTGAAGCTGTTGCGGGTAGTCTTTGAATACCATTTAGACATACCGCTGATGATTGTTGTGCGCCTTGAACGTAAACTGGAGATAGTGCGTTGATGACTTGTGCCATCGTTTGATTCGTATCATAGAGAGCGGTTGCGAAAGCGGCACATAATTGCCCGTCTTGACTATCTGCCTCTAAGTATATATCTTGTCCATAAATATTTCGAAATATATCTTGCACATACGTCAAATGTGTTGGAAAATCTGCATAAGAAAAACCGCTTGTGTCTAAATTTGATAATGCGCCCATTAAAATGCTCCGTATATATTCGCAGTTCCATAGATAGTGTCTATAACCGCATTTATGTGATAACTTCTATCATCGCCATTATACACACCACTGAATGATACGATTGACAAAACGCCAGTGGTGTCTAATACCACTTGCGCTATAAGTTGATTTATTGTATCCCCAGTATATTTCCCTAAAATTCCGCCCATAAACGGAACGCCGTCGGTTATATCTAAAAACCATTCGCCACTCCAAAGTTTTAATCTTGTCTGTACGGCTTGTGCTACACCATCGGGTGTATTATGATAATAGTTTGCTAATCCAGAAGCCGAAAGTATAATCGCCATTATCATCTAATTGTCTGTATATCATTGTGGTACTCCCGTTATTCCTGAGCCAGTTGTTACACCGCTATGTTTATGATTTTTAAGCGAAATACTGCCTGCTGTTATATCGCCCGTTGCTGTTATAGTTCCATTTACGATTACATTCCCAGTAATGGTTACATTCCCATTATTGAGTGTTATCTTCGTTGCGCCGTCGATCGTTCTAAGTTCTGGCGCAGTCGTGTTGTAATTTGATATCTTGTGGGGCTGGCTTCTAAAACCGATTATAGCCATGCCGTCGCTCAAATCGTGATTTCTAACCTCTGCTTGTGGTTGAACTCCACCGCTTTGCCACCATCCATCGATACATCGCGAACTAAAAATAATTAGACATTCACTACCCTCTAGTTTCGGCATCGTAAAAACAAAACCAGTACCGCCGTAAATCTGGAAAGGAACATCAACCAATAAAGGAAGATTTACATTAGTTTGTTTTTGATTTTTATCTGTCATACTCGCTTGAATAGCGGGTTGAGCCGTAAGCGTTTGATTCACATAATCCACTGTGTTTATAATGGCGGGGATAGCCGTCCAGATATTATACATGTGACCCTCAACACCACTTTTAAACGCTTCTTGTGGGTCTCCTATTCTTTCATTAGCTAACATTATCCCTCTTTTCCCGTCTTAACGGCATTAGACTCAATACAAACTATGCTCGAAAACCAATCATTGCCGTATGTATCGCCATTATAAGTTACTTCTATAACCTTGTATTGACCATCGTGTGTTATAGTTGGCGCTTTATTTACGGGATCTTTTTTTGATTCTTTAGTATTTTTTATTTTCGCAAACTCTACGTCTTTTTCGTCTATGATTACTAATGCACCGATTTTTATCATAGGATTCAAAAGTGCTTTTGCCTTGATGCCGTCTGTGGATTGTTCCGCACCACCTACTAAACCACTTTTTGAGTTCAACACTATTGATTGATTTTTAAGTGTGTTATCTTTCGAGATGATTTGAAGTTGGCCATCTTGAATAGACCAATCTTGCCCGTGAGCTTGTGCTGATTTTCTCATTATGTGTTTAGCCTCGCCAAACATTACTTTACC